GGACTGGAAGCCCTGCAAAGCCTCTGGACGGTCCTCGCGGGCGGTACGGGCGACTGCGAACGATTCCTTCGGCGCATCGACCAGCCGAATCTCGTCCCGCGTCATTTCGTACTGCGAGGCGAGTTCTGGATGGCGGATTCGCAAGCCGCGCATCCACTTGGCGACTTCGGCCCACAGAACGTCCGACAACTGGTGCGAGGTCGGCGCCGTGCAGGGAATCTTGCAGGGGAAATAGCACGACATGAACCAGAGGATCGACCACGACATGAACGCCGACTTCCCGACGCGGCGACCGGCGCGAACGGATAGGCGGCGCTTGGCAACTAGCTGCTTCGATGCTTCCCACTGCCAGTCCTGAACCCCCTCGCGCAGTTTTGCGTCCCACTTCGCGGGCACCCCAAGGGCTTCGACAGCGAACAGCGCGGGACCGCCTTAACGCCAGCGCAGAATGCGTTTCTGCGCCTCGGCAATCTTCGGGTCAACGCGCTGGGTGGCTGTGCGCGCCATCAGATTCCCACGTCCACCGACTGCCGGGGAGAGCTTTCGGGGAGGAGGTTCCCTGCGGCGCTCGCGATTACCGCACTCTACCCGGCATCAGCTACCAAAACCGCGTCCTGCGCCTCGATCTGCTTTTCAACTCCCGCCTTCGGCAATCCGCTCAAGATGCCGACGAGCGAGTAGACATTCACGTTCAGGTCATTGGACTTGTCCAGGCCGACATAGCGGGCCAGGCGCTCCTGCGCCTTGCCGGTGTCCATTTTCACTTTGTAGATTTGCCCGTTGGGGCCGAATTCGGCGGTATCGCAGGCGGATAGCAGCCCTTGCCTCCACTGCGAGATTTCGAGCGCGCCGCCGTCGCCTGTAAGCGCGTCCTGCACGGTTGCAAAGGCGGCATTTGCCGTGCGCGTCTGGAGTTTTTCGATCCAGCCTTCTTTGCGCTGATCCATCGCGTCGAGGTAGGCCGTCTCGCGCTTGTCGTCGGCCCTGATCCAGTGCCGGAAAACTGAGCGGAAGTAGCAATACTCATCGCACAGATCCCACAACGATTCGCCGCCAGAAATGCGAATGAGGCACCCCTGCCACCACTCCGGTTCCTTCGCGTGGCGTAGGGAAAGTTCCTCTAGTTGCAGCAGATGATTCTTTTTCAAACCGTGGCCCAGCTCTAGGACCGATGGCGGCTCGCCATCGCGCACGGTTTTACGCTTTCAGTTGTTCGCGCCGCAAATGATGGGTAAAACAGGTACGGCGATCACGATTTTCTTAGCACTCGCAAACGCTCTAGGCAGGCGTCGATGTTGTCGAATGCGAGCGTTTGGATGGCTTCTGGCGGGAGATCCCACCATGCAAGCGACAGGAGTTCGCGCACGATTTCGTCGGTGAATCTCCATCGTTTTATCTTCGCCGGGGCGCCGACGACGACGGAGTAAGGCTCAACATCGCGGGTCACGATTGCGCCCGCGCCAACCACTGCTCCGCTTCCGATCTTCACGCCCGCCAGGACAACCGCATTCGCGCCGATCCAAACGTCATGGCCGATTTCTGTGTGCGGGAATTCGCGCTCCCGGAGCATCACATCCGGCTCAGTTGGACCGTGATACTGGAACGGGTGCGTACTCAGCCAATCGGTCGGGTGTTTCGCCGCGCCAATCGTGCAGGAGCTTGCGATGCTGCAATACCGGCCAATCGTGGTGTGATTGTCGATCTGCGTAAAATTTCCGACATACGAATAGCGGCCTATGAAGCTCGGGCCGACGATCACGCAGCCGTTCAGCGTTATCGGCGGCTCGAACGACAGTTCACCGATGACGAACGGCTCGCGCCCAGGCATTCGGACGCCCTTAGCCTTGAATTCCTCGATTTTTTCGCGCTCAACGATCAATCAAGTCCTTCGGGATGACGTAGGCCCACGGATAGGACGATTCGTTATGCTGCTTGTGGATGCCGCCAATGGCGTCCTTGATACTTTCCGCTTCGGTGTTCAGGTAAACGTGCAGCCCGATCAGATTCCGGGCAGTTTCGAGCGCATGGAGCGCGGATTCGGCGTGTTTTTCGTTTTCGATGAACTTGCACAGCCTGCAAAGCGCGTCCCAGCGATAACTCGGGTTCACCACGCCGTTCTGCACGTAGTCATACGTGAAATAGACGATATGGCGATCCCAAAAATGGATGTTCTGATAGCGAAAGAACGCCCGCTTGAGTTTTTTCGTGAGGATGCCTGTGTCGAACATCAGTTCAAGCGCGTCCACGATCCACAAATACCGCTCTCCTATCTTGTCTTTCTCCCAGCGGTCAATGCATTCCTGCGTTTGCTGCGCGTTTTGCGTGTTGACGAGCGGAACGTCCCATAGCGCGGCCTTCGCATCCTGCAAAACCTCCAGCAGCACGCACGATTGGACGAAAGCAGACTTCGCATAGCGTTGCCAGTTCGGAGACTCGGCGCATTTTCTTAGCGCATCGCCGCGTGTGATGTTGCAGCTAATGAAGCCTGTCATTTCCAGCCAGCCGAAGGTGTTACAAAGATCCAGCAGCGTGCCTTTGTAGAGTCCGTTGCTTCCTGAGTAGCGCCCCCTCTCCGCGACGTGAATAAATTCGTACTCGCAATCCGGCAACAATTTCAGGATCGTTTCGAGCGCGCCTGGTTCAAGCCTGTCGTCATCGCCAAACGTCCAGACCCACTCGGCATCGCACGCCTTCCAAAGATGCAGGAACGAGTGGGAATAGTCGCCGTGTACTTCGTTGCAGCGATAGGCGATCAGGTCAGGGAATTCGGCCTGAAGATTGCTGGCGGTTTTTTCTGTTTCGTCGTCCGAACAGGCATCGGATATGAGAATCCGAATGTCTTTGCGATCTACCGCGTTGATCTGCTCGACTATCGACCTAACGCATACTTCCAGTTCGCGGCAGCGATTCCAGGTTGGGATAGAGAACAGCAGAAATGGCCGCGTAGTGGTCACGAATTTTCTCCAGCGATTGTCTCAGGGTCAGCGTGTAGTCGAGTTCGAGTACGTTTCTGAACGAGAGGTCCGGAATGTATGCATCGTCTCGGTCGTCGGAATGTTTCATTACAGGCACGCCGAATATTTCGCCAACAAGGTCTGCAACTTCCCCGACGAACATCTGCACATTGCCCGCAACGTCTACAGGCTCCTCAGTATCGCTATCCAGGATCGTCAGCAGCCAGCGCGCACAATCGGTAACGTCGATGTAGGTGCGTATCGCGGATGGCCCCCAGCAGTTGATCGTCTCGCGCTTGAGCGCCATGCCGACGAACTGGCCGACAGCGAATGGGCCGTCGAGCGGAATTTCAGGCCCGACCGTCGCGTAGATGCGGGCGATCCTCGCGCCGTGCTGTTGAGCGATCAGCTCGGACTGCCGCTTTGCTTGCGCGTACACCGTGTTGCGATGAATGCCGCCAGTGGAAAGCAACAGCGCGTTCATGCCACGCGCCCACTTCATCACTCGCGCCGTTCCTTCGACGGTTTCGTAATACTCCTTGTGCGAAGTGAAGCTCGCAGCGTTCGCGCCGTGGATCAGGTCGGTAAACGGAAGAATCTGTTTGTGGTCGTCATATGCGACGACAACTCCTTCAGGAAAAACGCAATCCGTAATATCGCCTTTCCAATACTGCAACTTCGGATGCTCAATCGCGTTCGGCTTGAGGCCGCGAGTCAGGCAGACGATTGCCTGCGTGTCCTCGCGCTTGAGAAGTTGGCGCACGATCTCGCGCCCGATGAAGCCGGTCGCCCCTGTGCAGAAATATCGCCTCATTTCCACCACCGCGTAATCGGCTTCCAAGGCGAGACATTCGCGGCGCGGTGCCAGTCGTGGCCGTGAATCCGCCTATACCGTGCGCGCCCGATCATGTGCCACCAAAGCAGATACCACTTGCTGTTGATGTGCGTCCAGCGCAGCCACCATCTGCGCAAATTCACTTGCGGCTCAGACTCAGGTAGCACGGCTCGGGCGAGTGCAGGAAGTCATCCCACACTTCGTCTAGGCGCTCGACGCTCGCCGGGTAGAAAACACGAATGCGCGGAAGGCACGATAGCACACGCAACTGTTCTTCGCACCAATGCGTGTAACCAGCGTCCAGGTAATCCTTGTCGCGCCCGCTGCCGACGAGTTTGATCGGCGCACCCTCCGTCTGCACGTAATTGCGCAGCCACTCGAAAGGCCGGTACAGCAGGAACGGCGTGATCGTGTAGCAGACCGGGATCAGTCCTTCGTAGGTCATGCCGACAGCGGCGCCGATCATGGCCTGTTCGGACGCGCCCATGTTCCAGCAGCGATCCGGGGCCGAACGGAATGCCGCATCCAGTACGCCGAAACCAACATCGCCAGCCAGCAGGCGCACGCTCGGATGCTCGACGGCCTTGGCGATCAGTTCACCGAAGCGGCGGCGCATTATTTGAACTTCGTCGGAAGCGACTGGATAACCAAATCTCCGAGGCGCGGTTGTTTATTGACTAGGAACGTAAATTCTCGCCACCATGCAATTCGCTTTGAACGAAGCAATACTCGACCGTCTTTGTCGGCGATCTTCATCATCAGATCGAAATCCTCTTTCTTCACGTCACGCGGGCAATGCAACGTATTCCTCACACTCCGCATCCGAGATAACGTGGTAGTGCGCCTCCAGCCCCCGCGTGAACGGAAGATTTACCGGCGACGAATAACAAATCTGCACGCTCGGCAAAAACGCGATCAGCCGCGCCGCCAGCGAGTTATTCACCGCGCCCAGCGCCGTCATGCCGTTGAAATTCACGTATACCTTCAGGCGACCACCACAAAACTCCCGCGCCAGTCGCAGCGCCTCCCACACCGAACCTTCCGCGCACTCGCCATCGGAAATCAGCACCTGCACCGTTCGCCCCGCCATCGCCATGCCCAGCGCAACCGTGATCCCCATCCCCAGCGATCCGGTTGAGGCGTGAATCCCATCCTCCACGCTACGGTGCGGGTGAATCCCGAACTTATCCAGCAACTCCTGCCCGCGCCCCAAAACGCAGTACAGCGCGACCGCCGCGTGCCCCTGGCTCAGAACGAACGCATCCTCCGGCCCCATTTCCCGGTAAATCTGCTCGATGATCGGGTACGCACTCAGCGTCGAGGACAGGTGCGACAGTTTGTTGCGGTAGGAAAGTTCTAGGACGGCGCGGGTCATGCCGACGCCTTGAAGCGCGTCATCGGCGGTGCGCGGCGGTAGAGCCTGTCTAAAGCCTCGTACTCCGCAATCGTCGTCGTTATATCGAACGTCTCGATGAATCGGATATTTTCGTAGCGGCCAACTTCCATCCCGAAGAACGGGAATGGATGAATCACGAATTCAGGCACCACCAGCGTCTTGACCGGCATCAGTACGCCAGCCTTCGCAACCCACGGCGCCGCACCCGCCGCCAGAATCGCGCCCAGAAATCCCCGGCGATTCACGGCCTGTACCTCATCAACTCCACCAGCGCCCTCAAATACGCCATCGCGTACTCCGGCGCCTTCTCACCCCACGCCGATACCGTGTTCCGATGCACCCCCAGCCGCCGCGCCAGCTCCGACTTCCTCATCCCCACCCGCACCAGCAACTGTTCAAACGTCATGGCCCGGTTTTATATACACTTCGCAAGCACAAGTCAATATAATCTGTCCAATCAGTAATTTTTCTGACCTGAAAGGACCGGCCTTATGCACCTCCGCGAATACCTAACCGCTTACAAAATCTCGGCAGTTATATACTTGACAAACCCATGACTTCACCTGACACTCAATCCGACAGGGCAGTTGAATCTCTAATCCAGAACGTCGAATCTGCGTACTGTTCCACATTCGACGCGATTCAAGATACCGCTTTATCTCAGCGAACGTCTGCCGAGATCATTACTCGGGCGGCACTCCAAACTTTGATCCAAACCGGGTTTGCCAATCAGAAAGGGATTGAGAAAGTTCTGCGAACTTTGCCACGTCATCCAGAATATTCTGAGGCGTGAGCGGTACTGCTTTCTTATCCAATTTCTTATAGCTTGGGTCGGCGGTATTGCTAAATCGCTCCAATACATCACCCTTAGGATCGGGATCGCCCCAAAGAGCGTGAATGTATTTGTTTCGCAGCGAATTGAGGTCTTGGGCGGTGGCTAGCATCTTGTCGTTACCCAGCCCAACGTCACGTTCTGGATGAAAAACGGCGTGCCGCCCGAGCGCGTCCTACCGATCTGCGCCGAAACCGGCTGGCGCGTTACCCCGCACGAGGTCCGGCCCGACATTTACCCAAACCCGACCGACGCCCTGCCGCAGCCCAAAGCCGACGAACCGCCTTGGCACCTGTACGGCGGCTACTAAGCCCAAAACCCGCCAGAACGCGCTACAACGCACGCAAACCCCTCAGGACTATCCAGACCACTCCCGCCGCCTGATCGCGTTACAAAGGCCCGCGTTACAAAACCTCGCGCATTTTTTAGGACTCGGGGAAAGGTAGGGGTGTCAGCAGCCGACCGGGGGCCGACTTGGTTTCGGTTTCAGATCCGCCGCCGATTCGGAACCGGCCTGGACGCATTGGACACGTTCTCCGCTTCATTTTCGCCAGCTTTGCGCGGTCGAGCTGGCGCGGATCGGCCTGTTTTCGATGCGGCTCCGTGTTGCATCGGAGCGTATATCGTTCCGCGTCAATGCGTTAAGGATGATAAACCCGCTGGCAGAGGGCTTGTTGCGCCTGGGCAACAGGCGATCCGAGCGCAATCGTTGTCAATCGTTGTCAAGAAAGTTGTTGTCGTTGCTTGTCAACTTTCGCCTAGAACGGAATGAAAGAGGGAAAGAGGGTAAAGGAGAGAGAAAAAGGCTTAAATTTGTATCTACCTCGCGCGCAGGAGACAAGCATTGACAACAGAAAGTTTGACAACGGTTGACAATATTCGGATGTTGTCTTGCGTGCTGCCGACGTTTTAGCCGAGTCTGGCCTTGAGCATCGCGTCGGCAAAAGCGTAAGCATTCTCGGCCCATTGTGGTGCGTCAGCGGAACAAACAACGCGGTGCTGGAAGCTGCCAGCGATCAAGCCTTGGAGCGCGTGAGTTGCGATGAAATCGCGTAAGGACATACCCATGTGCAGGGTTGAATCTGGGTTGAAAGGGAATGCGGGACCGCCATCCAAATTGTCGTTCATCTAGCCCTCCTCGCCGGGTTCTCGGCGCTGCCTGAAATCGGGATGCATGACCTCGCGGTAGCGCTCGATCTGAGCCTTGGCGATGTCAGCCTGGGCCGCAAATCTACCATCGAAAACGGACGGATTGATGATGTAGGCGCTGGCGATTTGGCCTCCTCGGTCAAAGCCCCCATCGGAGCGCGCCCAGCCCGATTGCACCACCGAATCCCAGAACTCCCGGCGCTGCTGGATCGTCTTGACCTTGCGCTGGTAGTGCGTCCATTTTGAGGATAGGTAGGCGGGGCGCACTTCGGTCAGGTCGCGGGCCAGAACGTAGTTGGCAAAGGCCGTGAGCGTTACGCGGTCCTCGGCGCTTTCGGTCAGCGTCGAATAGAAGTGCAAAAGGTGCGGCCAAAGGCACTCGATCATGTATTTGGCTGCGTTGGCGACGGTATGCTCCTCGATGGTCGCCGGAATGACCTCGCAGCCCGCGTCAGCGGCTTCGATGGCGTGCATGATGAGCGCGATGCGTGGAAGGTATGCGCGCCACTTCGACAGGGCTTGGCGTGCAGCGATGGGGAAGCTGGAAACAGCCCGAATCTCGCCAATCCATTCGTTCATGTCGCGCCGGATCGCATGGGATTTCTCGCTGAACACGCAATGGTCGAGGTGCGTTTTCATGCCGTAGAGCCGGTGCAGGATTGCGCGCCATTGGTTGATTGCATCACGGTCGGCTGGGCGCTCGCCCTCCTCTGAGGCTTCGCCGCGTGAGTTGTAGACCAGAACACGCTGCAAGAGGCCGTCGCTGTCGAGATTCAACTTTTGCGCGGCCATGCGGATTGCGCCTGGTTGCGAACCGCCAACAATTGTCACGCCAGTGTTAGGAATTGTGCGCAGCTTACCGACCAGCACGCCAACGAACTCGGCGCCGTCCCATGACGATAGCCAGAACTGCCGGTCGGAGCCTTTGCCGCTGGTTTTGTACTGATCCATGCCCATGAGCCAGCCAAGGAACTCATCGGCGTAGCACATCGTTCCGCGAGTCGTTGCCTCCTGCTGCTCTAGCAACCCTTCGCTGGTGGTGCTGCTGAAATAGAGCATTTCGTTGACCGGCTTCGCTGGCGCGATCGGTCGCGGGCCTGCCGGTTCCTGCTTCTGGCGCTTGGCGAGCCATGCCTTGCGCTCCAGCTCGTACAGGTCCAATTCATCCTTGTATGCGGCCTGCCGGTGCTTGCTACGCTCGGCAATCTCAATATTGAGATCCTTGGACTCGCGCATGATGCCGCGCATGGATGGGGACTTGCCGTCGCCCGAGTCGCCAATGACGCAGGCCCACAAGCGCGCAGACTCAGCCCAATCCTGAAGCGGTCGCACGCGCACACGAATGTCATCGGAGAGGCACCCTGCGGCGAAAGCAAGAGTCTGGAGCCACGTTATGCCAGGATCGCAGCCCACCATCGCGGCTTGGTTTAGCACGAACGGGCGCAGCGTGGGCATGATCCAGTTTTCATTGAACTGCGGGAGCGCCGACGATGACCAGAAGTTGACCGGCTCCGGCCAATCTGGATTCTTCGCCTCGACTGCCCGCAAGTGAACGACATTCGAGGCCATGCGAATCGAGTGCATCGCCCGCGCTATTTTGTCCTCCTCGTCCTCATCTTCGTCAATTTCGTATGGCGGAGGCTCGGCCCCGCTCGAAGCTGGGACGCCCGCAGGCTGGGGGGCAACCTGCGCAGCGGACTTCGAGGGGGCCGAACTCGGCTTGAATACCTTTGGGCCATTGACTTTCAATAGTGCGTCAATCTCGGCGCGGGTGGTTAACGCTGAAATATCCGCGTGCCATTCGTTTACTTCGCTGCTCCCGGATTCGATCAACGCGGGGCAGAACAACTCGATGCGTGCCTTATCAGCCGACAGCACATATGCAAACTTTGCGCCCTTCGCTTCGGTTGGAATCTCGCCGTTCGCGTAGAGCGTGACGGCAGTGGGAAAGAGATCCTTACCGCGTGCGGCAATCTCTGGCGAATCGACTAGGACGACGCGCTCAATCATTCGCCGCCTTCGCCTGCCGGTTGGCTATCTCGAAGCGATCCCGCGCTGCCTGCCTGCGAATCACTCCCATAAGGACGTTATTGCGCTGCTCAAGCTCTAGGTAATCCTCGTGCAGTTCCAGCAGTTCGCGCTCCCGATTGGCGAGCTTACCCAGCAGCGATTTTTCATAGCGCCGCCAGTCCTCTAATAGTTCGGGCGGTTGCTCGCGCACGCCCATAACCTGCTCCTACTGTTTTATATTTGCGGACTGAGGTATTCGAGCGTGTATTCGATTGCTTCTTGGTGGCTCCATGCAACGTGCGATTGGTAGCCCTGCTCGAAGTGAAACGCTGCGATCTTCTTTTGATCCTCGCTGATGACGCCGCCGAGGATTTTCAATTCAACAAATAGGCCGTGCCATGTTCCACGCGGAACGGTGAGCGCGTAATCTTCAACGCCTGGGCGCACGCCGCTGCGCTTGAGGTTCGATGCTTCGATGGCGCCGCGCCCTCCTCCGTTCGGAATGTGAATCAGCGCATAAGGGGGCAGGCCGTATTCGTGGCAAGTCTTGTCCCACCATGAAACGTAGCGGATGCCGTGCTGTAGCTCGGACAGCCCCTCGCGCTCATGCCTGACCGCCATGCGCTTCGCGGCCACGCTCGGAAGGTGCTTCTCTACCTCGCCGGGAATCTGCCCATCCGGAGCCATGAACGCCAGAGCGCGCCGAACGCCGCGCTTGTGTTCCGCGTAGGACGGAGGAAACACGCGGCGTTTCATTTATCTTCGCGGCCCTTCCAACGCTTTCCAAGGCGCTCGGAACGCTCGATGAGTACGCTTATCTCATGCCACTCAGCAACTATCGACTTTTCGAGCAAGCGTGCCGCCAGTTCCGCGAGCTGCATATCCTTGAACTCGGCCATGATCGACAGCTTTTCATGGATCAACTCGTCCACGAACGGGCGGACCTCTTTACCTCGGATGCTCATTTGTCTCTGCGCTCCGTTTTATTTTCTGGATGGCGCTTGGGGCTGCTAGTTTGGAGAAAACCCCGGCCAGTTCGGGGGAGAGACTGGCCGGGGAAGGCCGCAGCGCACGAAAGGGAGGAGAACGTGCGGGCGGGTAAGACTCATGCGGCGCGAACCTCGGAGGGCAGGTCAGCCTTTAGCTGCCCCTTGGTTGCGACTTCGATTTCGATCTGCGCTTCGATGGGGATGCCCTCTGCCCATCTGGAAACCCGCTGCCGGTGCATCCCTAATTCCCGCGCAGCTTCAGCCTGAGAGCCGTAATGCTTAATCAAATCGTCAAGAGTCATGCCCGTAATAGTCCCTTATCAGGGACTTTGTGTCAAGCCTACGGGACGAAAGCGGGCATATCCTCGTTACAACTCGGGAGGAATGAAAGGCGTAGGATGGCTGTTAGCAAGAAAAAGAGTGGGCACGACGACATGAGCCTGGGGGGGCGGATTCGTATCGGGATGGCCATGCGCGGGATTTCGACGCCCGCCGCGCTTGCGCGGAAGATGAAATTGCCGCGCCAAACAATCCAAAAATGGATCGAAGGCAGCGTTACTAGGCTGGAGCCAGAAAACCTATTCGCGCTTGCCGACGCCCTTGGAGTGAGTGCCCGATGGCTCGGAATAAAAGACGGCCCTCCGCAGAAGCCCCTCGTCCTCGACCTTGAGCAAAATAAGGTATTGGAAGTCTACGAAGCCCTAAACGACGAAGCCCTGCGCGATGCGTGGCTGCAATCCGGCGCGGCCCTGATCGGCAAGACTCAACCAGCATCCGCCGCCCATCCCTTCAGACGGAAAGACAAGGTTTAACAATCTGCCTTTGAGATAGCAATCTGGCCTTCGGGCCTTTATTTTTGCCCGCCTTGTCCCTGATAGTTGACACGCGGTCCCTTTTCAGGGACACTCCTTCTCGCCCGCTCACAACGCGACAAGGAGAAGAAAGTGCCCCTCCCCGTAGACATGAAAGCGTACCGCGCCGAACCGGACGCCTTCGCAATGCCGATCACTCCGGACCAGGCAATCGTGTACTTCTGCGTGCTGATCGTGATTGCGGCGATCCTCGGGCCGGTGCTGCCGTAATGCAGCGCGATCCCGACGCCGAGAACGCAGCCGCAGCGCAGGCGATTGCCGATGTGCTGATGGATGGCGAGATTTATCCCGAGGGGCACTATGTCCCCGGCACGCAGATGCGCCAGTACCGGCGCGACTGCATCACGATTGGCGACTTTCTGAATACCCGACTGGACGACGACGACGCGGCGAACGTGTTCACGGCGGTTATCTCCGGCAATAGCGAAGGGCTGGACAACGTGCGCGATTACCTCAAGCGTGTGTGCGAGGGAGAAGTCGCGCATTGGGTCAGCGAGAAATTCCCGCAGCACGTTGCGCACTACATCGAAGCCGAGCGCGAGGCTGCGGAGGAACGTGCTGCCGAGGAACGCGAGGACCGCGAATGGGAGGCCGCACATGCC